TGTCGCAGGTCCTTCAAGCCCGTGATCCAAAAGGTGATTTCTTCCTTGTGTTGTGACTAGGTTATTGAAACTATCTTCCCATTTCAATTTTCCTTCACTGTCAAAACATTCAATATGAAAATGACCAGATACTTCCATTACATCGGAGTAACTGCTGCCTCTTACAACTTCAGAGGTGATTATGTCTTGTGTTTTTGATAAGTTCATTTGTACAACTCCTGCTTTCTGTTGATGTGTCAACTTTTCTATTTATAATTTCTTGTAATTAAGAAATTAAGAATAAGTGTATGATATTCTATCATTCCATGTTTTGTCAAAATCTGAAGAGCCATTTGCCCAAAGTATGTTATAGTCTGTGCCTATCTGCTCTATTCTCTTTACTCTCCAATTACTGGAAGATGTTGAAGTTCCTGGCAATGCTTCGCCAATGTAAGTGTAATTACCACTGACATCAATGAGTTTATTGTATTGCACTTCTACTCCTGTTTGTATGCTATTTATAAATGCAACAAGGTCTCTTGCGACGAACTTCTTCTTCACCGCATCAAAGATCAAAACAGAATTATTTGATGTAGCAGATAACTGTTGGAATTCAACGTCATCATTATCTAGTAGATTTACAGAACCTCCACCACTACCGCCGCCGCCTCCAACCAACATAAGAACTTTGTTTACATTAGAAACTAGTGCGCTATGAAGTTTTTTGTAGTGGTCGCTAATTTTTTCTAGAAATGGTTCTACGTTGGGTGTTTTCCCGTCACTGCCATCCCTGCCATCTTGCCCCGGCAGACCTTGCGCTCCGGTGTCGCCTTTTGGTCCTTGTGGACCTACTTCACCCTTTGGTCCTTGTGGACCGACATCGCCTCTAGGACCTATTCTTCCAACATAACCTATTGGTCCCTGCTCTCCTCTGTCGCCTTTTTCACCTTTAGGACCTCTGATAGTTTTTAAGTTATCTTGAAGAGAGTCAACCTTCAATAAAAAATTGCCATCAAACTCTTCTTGTAAAGAACTTAATTGTTTTTTGATGCCGTCACATTCTTTTTTTGTATATGCAATTGAAGTTGCAATCAGAAGTGCGTCATCAACGACATCATTTCTTTCTTGAGTTTTCATTTGATTCTTCTGTTAGAGTTTCAAAGAACCTCGTCATTGATTTGGCTAACTCTCTTTGATCTGTATCGTCAGTGCTGAAAGATTCCGTTTGATCTTGAACTGGTGGTGTCTGAACATCGTTTTCAGTTGGTGTAGTCTCTTCTGCTCCAGCAACTTCTTCTTCCATTTGATCGTCAATCTCTTTGATGTCTTCTTCAGTTTGACGAAGAATGTTCTTGCGCACATATTCAATAGAAAAATACTTACCAACGAATTGATCAATATCAGTCAAAATGGCAATACGATCTTTCATGATTTCAGACTCTTTTAATTCTGAGAAGTATTGATCGCCATTGAATTTATAATTAATCTCCTCGCGCATCTGCTGCCACTCTTTTCTTGTGCAGACACCTTTCAGTAAGAGTTGTGTCTCAAGCATTTTGTCAAACATATGAGAAAATCTCAAACGGAGTCTAACAACAAACTTGTTGAATTTGATCTCATCGCGAGTGATTTCAGATGTACGCCCCAGTGAAAATCCATTGTCCGCCTCTAGTCTAGAAATAGGAACATTCATAGACTTGTAGAGTTTCTTTTGGAAATACAAGACATCTTCAATCTCACCTAGATTTTGCCCAGCAGGAAGTGTGGTGATCTCTGTGCCTTTACCACCTTCTCGTCTTGGCAACCAGAAGTCTTCAAGCATTGTTTGGAATCTTCTGTCATCACGAATCTCACCAGTCTGTGCATCATAAACAAGTTTATTCTTGTATTTCTGCATGATCTCGCGAAGATACTGCTCTGCTTTGATTTTTGGTAAGTTACCAACATCAATATAGAAGATTCTTCGTTCAGGTGCGCGCGAGATGCGATAGATGACGGTTGCATCTTCTAGCATGCGCAATTGATTGAGTGGTTTGATTGCTTTGTGAAGATTTGAGATGACAACTTTGCCGTCTTTGTCAAATATGCCAGAGTGGACATAGCATATTGAGTCGAATGCAATCTTGAGCCCCTGAGAGCCATCTTTTGCAAAACCTTTTTCAGAGTAGATGAAATACTCTTGAGGTTTTGTGTGTAGAGCAACAACACCAGCCGGATCTCTCTTGCGTGTCAGTTCTTTAACTTTTCGTATTTTTCTTGGATCTACATAGCGAACTTCTTTTAGACCCGCTCTAGGATTCTTCTCATCTATGATCATGTGATAGTAAAGTCTACCATCAACATACCATTTTCTGAAGATGTCATAACCTTGATTTCCAAAGTCAAGAAGTTTCATGATGTGATTGAACTCATCACTTATTTTTTTCTTGATGGAATCTGGCTGCTTCAAGCTTTCTAGTAGAATTTCAACAGGATAGTCGTCCTCTTTATACACAATAGCTTCATTGACAATATCGTCAATTGCAGTGTCGCATTCTGGCTGAGTAGACATCTCGCGATACTTACTGACTAGATCAGCATCATTTCTAATTTGACCTTCTAAGTCAACATATGTGCCATAAATTCCACCAGCGGTAACTGATACTGCGCCATCTTCATCAGAAGGTGGCACAAAAGACTTTACTAAATCTTTTTCCGCTTCATCTTTACCTATCTTGAATCCAAATAGTTTTAGTGCCATTGTTGTCTCTCTATCAAAATGTAAAAAGGGGCTATCGCTAGCCCCTTCTTTGTTTACGAACTATACGTAACTCTATTTATCATCTTATATTATACACCGCCGCCAAACGCTGATGTAGCTACATCAGTACCACCGGCTGCTGCTGTTGTAGATGATGCGTCAAATGCACTTGAACTTGAATCCAAATAGTGATACTGGAATGTCACAGTGAATTCTTCAAGTGTATCTGTGCTGTCATAAGACAGATCAATTGCTCCAACTTCTGTAGGAAACACTTCATACAACTTGTAGTATCTAGATACTGTATTATTGGACTTCAAGTGTTGAATATCTATACTTGAATAGTAGTCATTTTTCGTTGAACCCAACAAATCTGTCGTTTCGTCATGATACTTGATGTAGTTTGCCCACTCAAGAAATAGTTGTCTAATCTTATGTGCATCATCTGCCATAAAAGTAGCAGTCCAGTCACCGAAACTTCTATCTCCAGGAATCTTGATTCTTCTTCCTCTGAATGGAACTTCAATTGTACCTAGTGTAAAGCTGGGAATAGCAGCAGCCTTGCAAAGAAGTTCAACATCGTTACCGTCAGTAGTTGTGTCAATGATACCATTCAATGTAGTTGCTGTTGTAGCTAATTTATCTGTAGTTAATGTTATAGAAGGTACACTGATTTTTACTTTGAACAGATTTGATCTAGCACCATACTTAAGTTCGCTTTTGAAATCGCTTAGTGTTGTTAATGCCATGATTTGTCCTCTTACGTTACAGATTCTTGAGTGAAATAATCATACGTCCATGTCACCGAGAACTCTTCAATAGCATCAGCATTATCATACGATAGATCAATCGTTGAAATGTCACTCGGCCAGCAGTGATGAAGTTTGAACTTGGAAATGGCTTCTCCTTTATCGCCAAGTTGCTCAACTAAAATTGTTGGAGTTCGTAGTAGTCTATTCGCCACATCATTCTCTTCACCCGCAGTATACAAATCTCTATTTCCTACGGTTATAGAGTCAAAATTAGTATAAACAATACCTTTTTGCCAATCTTCCAATCTTCCACGAACTATAAAGTTCTCAGTGTTGATGACAGTAGTAGTCCACTCTGCGAAAGTTCTCTCACCCGCAAGTTTGTATCTTCTACCTGCATTGAAAGCGACTTCAATTAGCCCCATCGTTGAAGCAGGTAGAGATGCCGATTTGCATGTGACCGAAAATGTATTGGCGACAGCTCCGCCGGTGTCTGTTATTCCAGAAACAGTAACTCTGAAAAGGTTTGCTCTCGCACCCCCTCCCAGAGCCTCTCTAAATTTTGATACGTCAAAACTCATAGTTTTGCCCTCCTTATATTTCGTTTAGTTATTTATGCTGTCACTTCAGAGAAAGAAGCGGAACCTCTAACTGCAACGAAATTAAGTTGGATAAAGTTAACTGACTTGACTGGCTGAACAAAAATGTCGCAAATAAATTCGCTGTTGTTTACAACATCTTCTGGATTGTTTGTTTCATCACAGACAACCTTGAATGCTGTAATACCTCTTCTAGCTTGAACACTTCTCAGATATGGAGAAACCAAGTTTACGAAGTTCTCGCGTGTTGATGCATCATTTTGTTCAAATAGAAGATCAGCAGCACTTAAGCCAATTGTCTTCTCTATTTCAATGAAAAGTCTGCGTACATTGATTCTGTTGAATGCAGTGTTGCGTGTTGTGTATGTCTTGTCGCCAAACAGAACAGTTCCAATTCCAGCTTGAGTGATAACTGGATTGATTGCAGTCTTGTATAGCTGATCGCGTTCAGTTTGATTTGGATTCCATGCTAGTTTCACAGAATTCAGAATTCTGCCCTTCGAAGAACCAGCTGGAGAAATCCAAGGCTCACGATTAGCATCTGTGCGTGCCATGCAACCAGCAACATCTGGATTCAATGGAACGTAAATATATCTGTCGTTATACTTGTCATACTGATACTTCCATCCGCTGTCTGCTACTGCATATGTTGAGCGTGTCAAAGATGCAAATGCTGCAATAACTGCCGCTGCTGGAGATGCATTGTTTACTGAACTAGCATATGTTGGAGATACAGTTACAACGCAATCTTTTCTTACATCGCAAACGTCAGCAATGATTGTGTTTACAACCGCTACTGATGCTTGACCTGCAATAACTACTGACAATGGATATGCTTCTTTGTCTGATAGTTTTGTGAATGCTGTGATTCGTGCAGCATCTGTAATGTTACCGCCATCAGCACCACCAGCTAGATTGTATGTTTTTGGTGTTGCAACACTTGTGTATGTTGTATTTTCTAGAGCATTACCCCAGTTTGCTGAAGCATTGTCGTGATCAGCCCACCAAATGTATTTCGATTGGCTGTTGATAACACTTGCGTAGTAGTTTGTTCCACCGTTTTCGCCCTTAGAATCAGAACCCTTAGATAGAGAAGCAAACTTCTCTAGCACATTGCCCTTAACTCCAGTCAGATTTCCTGTTCCGTCTACAACAACTACGTGCATTTCGTCATCAACTGCGTTTTTGTCAGCGGCATTTGGAGTTGTTCCTGGTGCTGCTGCAAAAATATCAAAATATTGCCATCTGCGCTTTACTGAAGCCTCTGATGTTGCACCAGTCAAGTGTGCAGACTCTAGAGTTAGTGAAGTTCCGTTTGCGACGGATTTTACTTGCACACTTCTTGAGTTTAGGATAAGAATGTCACCAACAACAACTTCTGTTGTGAAAGCTGTTCCAGATCCTGTAACTACAGTTCCATTTACTGCAACTGACAATGTTCCTGTCAATGTGCTTTCCCATGCTGCTGAAGATGGGCAAGTAGAAACTTTAATTGCATTTCCTAGAACTCCAGGATACTTTGCTGCCCATGGACCAACATCAAGAGAGCCAGGCACAGTAGTGTCATAGCTTGTTGAATTTTGAATAAGCACTCCAGTGCCAGCGTTTGCTGTATCTGATGTAGTCTTAGTTGCTGTTGCATTCAATGCAGCCGCTGTGTTTGCTGCACGAACAACAAACAATGACTGTGAGTATGAAAGGAAGTTTGATGCGCTAAGAAAATCAATTGTGGAATTAGACGTAGCTGAAGGAGAACCAAATTTTGATCTAAGATCAGCTTCACTAACGACTAGTGTTGGTTCATTGAGAGGACCCCAACGAAACTCTCCTGCAAATCCACCGCCTGTGGTTGCAAGTGAGGGTGTTGACGAAATTTGATCTACTTCTGTGATCTTTACGCCAGGTGATACTAAACTGATTGCCATTTGTTATTCTCCTTGATTGGAATTTGTATTGTCTTCACTCATTATCACGTGTCTTCATTCTAAAACTATTTATAAAAAAGTAAAATTAGAGTCTTCTTTATCTTGACTAGACCATACTTGCCCTGCGCCATCAACGAAAGTTTGATCTTCTGTTCCTGTATTTATAAATCCGAATGGCGTAAGTTCTTCTTCAATAACTTGCATTCTCTTTTCATACAAGGCGTGCCGCAAATTGACATTGCTGAGTTCTTTGAAATATGAGTTTGTAGTCAACCAAGAGAACAAGACAAGTGTCATGACAAGATCGTCATAGTATCCTTCATCTGCTTCATAACTATTTTTCTTTTCAATGAAAGTTGCTATCTCTGCAATCGTGTCAACGTCTGGAATATGGATCTTCTTCTCTTCCATGAGTGACTTGAAGTTGAAGCAACCGATGCGCTTGACTTTCTTGTCTGTCATTACACCCAACTGAGTCTTACCACCACCGAAACCACCAGAGACTACTTGCCCCGTCTTGGTGTTTCTGTTCACATAGATGATGTTCTCATACTCATACTCATCATGAAGAATGTGAGCAACTTGTTCCGATGAGTTGATCTCTAGTAATATGAATGCGTCATTGTATTCTTTTCCGATCTTATTTATGATCGATGGATACAACAGCGGGCTGACTTGATTGTCACGATACTTTGCTACCATCTTATATGGAACTTGTGTTATGTCTATGACAGAGAATGCTGAGTAGTCACCGCCGACACCTTTTGCTGTGTCTGCTATCATGACGTAAGACTTCGCTTTGTCTGGTTTTTCAAATACATCAAGCCCATCTTTACTGTACACAGGTGGAGATGGAGACAATTGTGCAATTGTATCAGAGTTGATCAGTGTGAGACTTGATCCAAGGAAGTTACACAAAACTTCTTGATTGAACTTGAGTTCACCCAACAGTTTTCTTTGGGTTTCTGCCCACTTCTCATCTCTACCTGGAATCTCCCAATAAGGAATGAACAGTGTGATGAAGCCATTTCTGCCATTCGTTGCATCATTCCAAAATTTCCAGAAGTGATTGTATCCAAGCGGTGTAGATGACAACAGAATCTTTGTCGTTTCACCAGCAGAGATTGTAGGATAGACTGATGTGAAGAACTGTTCTGCAATGTTGTTTGGAATGATCGCAGTTTCGTCTACATAGAGCAAGTTTACAGACTTACCACGAATACCAGATGCTGATGTCGCTGCGGTGAAGACGATTGATCCATTCTCAAGTGCAATGTCACCCTTGTTCCATGTCGTGACTCCTTGTTGCATCCACATAGGAAGATTCTCATACATCAACTGATATCGATACAAGACTTCTCTAGCTGCTGGCGCTTTGTTCGCTAGAATGGCGACAGTCTTTGATTCTTGAAAGATAGTGTACCAGAGAATGTATGCTGCTGATGTCGTTGTCTTGCCTTGCTGGCGCCCCTCCATGAGAATGACTTTGCGATTTTCATGGATGACTTTGACTTTGTTGACCTGACAGGGATAGAGTTTGAAGGGTTGCAAGCCATGATCAAGTGTAACGATCATGCAATAGTTATTGATGAAGTATACTGGATCCTCTGCACACTTGATGTACTCTTCAAGTTGCTCTTTAGTGAATCCTAATTGTACTCCAGCGGCTTTGAGGTTTGCGTTACCTAGATAACTCTTGACTGGCACTATTTACCCTTTAGCATCTTCTGCAACTCTGCTGTACTTCCAACAAAAAGTGCGTTTGTCACATGCTGAGGTGCAGATTCTTTTTCTTTACCTCTTGCTTCTTTCGCTTTCTTGCCTAGTTCCAACAAGTCTTTGTTTGTCTCGGCTAGTGTCTTGATCAACTGCCCGACAACTTCATATGCGCGAGGAGACTCACCTTCTTTCGCTAAGAAGATGATGTTCTCCATAGCGATCTTGCCATTCTCAATCAAACCTTTTAGATTGCCTCTTGCATATTCGTAATCAGCATCTATGTTACCATCTTCGGCGAGTTGATTTGGTGGTGTTGTCTCTTGGTGAGTGACAACTGTTGCATTTTGGTCAGCAACAACTGAAGGTACGATGTCAAAGACATTATCTAGTTTTTCATCAACAGTTTTTTTCATGGTTATTCTGACGTTTCAATTATTGTTTCAGTAAATCCAAATTCAGAGTTGCCTTCATAGACGCCCTTCCATACTTGCTTTGCGTTATTTCTGCCGTATGAATCGTCATTGATAGTGATTGTCGCCTTATTGATATATGCATCTTTGTTTACAGGTCCGAACAGGTAACCCTTGACTGTAAAATTCATTTGCCATGTCAAAACTCTACGAGACTCAAAATCACCTTCATATGAATCATCAGATGAGATTCCTGTCAATTCAATTGGAACATCAAGTCTTATGTCCATTTCTGATAGAGCATGCATTGTCACTGTAAAGTCTGGTGTAAAAAAGGGAACAATTTGCTCTATAATCTGGACACCATCTTCTGCGTTTTTTACCAATGCGTACAGCGTGAACTGCATATCATATGGAACAGGAGCGTACACTGACTTGAAGTTTTCACCGCCAATGTTTGTTCCCTTTGTTATTCTTCTTGCGCTATTCAACTTTCTACTAGGCGCATAAGTCATGGAGTCTAAGGTGAATCCAAGCCTAGGCAAAGTGATTGATAGTGGTCTATTCAGATCAGGATCAGCTTCAACTCTTGCAAGCCACTTTTGCTTTGGACCATAGGTAATTGGAAGATTGATGGTTTGAACTAGATTTCCACTAGTGTCTCTTCTATCGACAGTGATCTCATCAAAGAGATTACCAAACATGATAACATATTTTCTAAGTGTGCCGTGATAAAAATCGTGCCCGAACATCATGATTAGTACTCCCAAACTTCAGAAAATGGATTCTTTTCAGTGAAGTCTACTATTTCAGTCTGACGAATTTTCTCAGAAATGTATTCGTTGTCTGCTTCAACTTCCTTAGTCACGATATGATCACCTTCTGATAGAATCTTATATGAATCTTCTAGTAGAACACTGTCTACATCCTCAAGAAGAATTTTTGCGATGAACTCATTTGACAGACTGTAGTTTTCTTCTAGAGTGTCAATTTCTTCCACTCCAGTGTCCAGTCTTTCGCTTGAGTATTCAAATCTGTCACATCTGATTTCAAATGAGTATAGATTTCCCAGTGGGAAGAACACATCAATGTTTTCAGTGAACTTGATTTCATACATGTATCCAAGCATAGGTATCCAAACTAGATCACCTTCTCTTGGTCTTATGATTGATGAGTAATCGTATGTTGGCTCTTGAAGAAGAAGTGATCCATCTTCAAGTAGAAAATTGTATGAGTATTCCGTCGTCAAGCACTGTTTCAGTGACTGACTAAATCTTTTCTGAGACACGGTGAATGTGATAGACTCATCGATCTGGAGACCAAACTTAGAAAGAAAGTCTTCTTGCCCCATGAATCCATCATATGATTTGATATACATTTCCATTTCAATCGCATCGTCAAAGATTGAAGCTGGATCTTCGCCGTAAAGAATATCTTTACCGACAAATGTTCTAGGTAAAAAATATCCTTGAACGCCATAAATCTTGATGGCTTCAATGATCAAGTCCTCAAGAACAGATTGTTCTCTAGCAACTTTTGTGTACTGATTGAAATAACGATTGCGTGCCACAGTAGGTTCATCCAATCATATCGGAAACCGGTAAACTATAAGAATTGATCATCTCAGTTTCTAGCTGAGTGATTTCATCTGTAGCTTCATCCCAAATCTTCTGCCCATTGAATGTGATTCCACCTGGCATCTGAAGACCCTCAAACTTCTTGAGGTTAGTGCCCCATTGTTTCTTTATGAGTGCAGTGGAATATCTCTTCAACCAACGATCATTGTAAACATCTGAGTATGTTTCTGGATCTAATGCAGCGTAACCTTCTACGATGATGTACTCACCGACAACGACCTTTTCACTCCACGACATTTCAATATGGAGTTTGTTAGTGTGCCGATTGAAACGAAGTGACTGCCTTCCAACAAATAACTCTTCAGCAAGTGCTACATTCTGTAACGCCATGTAGTATGGTGCAAATGGACCATAGTTGAATGCAAAGAGATCATTCAATGCGATCTGGTATCTGATGTTGAAGAGGTTGTTGGTAGAGAACGAATCACCAATGTCAAAGATGTTTACAACACCAATGACAGACTCTGGAATGTCAATGTATCTATTTGATACATCTGTCTCTGTTATCTGATGAGCAAGGTAGACTTTTTCGGTACCATCAAAGTGATAGTCATGATAATACTGAATCGCATCGTCAATACAATCTTCTACCTGTTCATCGTCCACGTTGATCTCAACTACAGGTGCACCGAGTTGACGCAGACAATATGCTTTCAACTGCTCTCTTGTTGTTGGTTTTGCCATTTTGAGAAGTTCCTTTTGGAGTTACTTCCCTATTTATACAGAGAGAAACTTATGAAGTTTGGGGCCACTGAAGAACTGGCAATTCTGGCTCAATCTCTTCATATGAGTTAGGAACTGGTCTTGTTCCAGCTTGAACTTCTGCTAGAATTTCATAGAGTGTAGCCCATGTAGAATCTCTAGTTTGCTTTGCGTATGCGCCTTCTATGGCAAACTTAGTTATTGCACTATCAACGTATGTAGTCGCAGAGAGAATGCTAGAGTAGTTTCTTGTCAAAGCAAACGCATCAAGTCTTGCTTGAGTTCTTTCTACAATGGTTCTCTGGAGTGCTTCAAGTTTGGCTGATGTGTCTGCTGCAATAGCTGATGCTTCTTGTTCTTCTACTGTATGAACTGTTCCTTCTTCGTCTGTGTACTCAGTGAACTTTGGCGCAACTTCCCATCTTTGCTCCCAGACTCCTTTTGATGTGAACTGGGGTGTTGTTTCAATCGCAACTTCAATCACTGGATCAAAAGTTGGTTGTGGTGTAGGAAACACCCACTGATATTTAGATGAAGGAACAAAAGGAGAAGGAAAACTTGTGTTTGGATTTTCCGATCTAATATCAGACGCGGAAAGTGGATATTGATTTGTTTCTGTATTGATATACATGATTTTCCCTTACGCTATTGCCAGAAAGATATATGAAACACCAGTAGCATTGATTGAGCAAGTAGCTTCTTGGTTAACGATTAACCCGCTTGCATCGGGGTCTACCGCATCAGCACTTGTAACTTCTGCCGCTGTAGAATTTAATTGCAGCGCTGGATCGTTAGCAGAAATTATCCCGCGTGCACTATCATAGATCCACCACGAACCGGTTGTTGATGTAGCTTTCACTAAGAAGAACCTCGCCCCACCAGTGAATCCGCAGTTGATGGTCTGGTTGCTGCCGTTGCCGGTGTAGCTGCCCACCTTGCTGACGCCTGGGACGGTGGCGAAGAGGTAGGCAACGTAGGTTTGACCATTAGTCGTTGAAACGCCATTGTTTAGTGTGAATGTCGTAGCAGTAACAGAACTTACAGGAGGTGTGCCAATTTTTGCCCCGTTGTCATTGATTGCTAATCCGTTCCCTACAGTTCCACCAAGCAATGACAGATATGTTTCCCAGTTTGAAACGACAGTTCTCCCTTTTACTATGACCATTTCAGGAGAAACGCCAAGGTTGTGATTTAATGTTGCAGACGCCCCCGTCCCCGTATAGCACACCACATCAAAGAAGCCGGGGGCGCGGCGGAAGTTCCAGTCAACATAGGTCGAGGGGCCATTGCCATTGTTGGTGGCGTTAGCTCCGTTGCCAATTCGCACGCCACCTTGCAAATCCCAAGGGTTAGCCGGAAACAACGAATCTGCTGAAACTTCTGCGCC